GCTTTGCCCAACGGGGACAAAACGTGAACACTGGATGTGTCCTTTTGGGTAATTTCTAGTTATCTGCTGTAATCTGAAATGGCGATAACTATTTGATTTGGCGGAGAGGGCGGGATTCGAACCAGCGGTGATGCCTGTGTTTATGCGGGTTGCAGAGGCGAGCTGCCTAATTCGTGCCGTTTCGTTCGTTTTTGTTGCTCGATGTCGAGAACATGGCCACGGCTTTTTGTCCGGAGTCGGCGTCCTTGGCTTCGATCCATCGGCCGTAGTTGCGGAAGATCATGGTGGTGTCGCTGTGGCCCATTTGTTGGGCGACCCAGATGGGGGATTCGCCGGCGCTGAGCATCATGCTGGCGTAGGTGTGGCGGGTTTGGTAGGGGTTGCGGTAGCGCACGCCGCTGCGCTTCAGAGCGGGTGACCAGGCAGAGTTGCGGATGGCTTGATCGCCTGCCCATGGCTCGCCGTGCAGGGGGTTAAGGAAGACGATGTCTCCGGCGAGGAAGCTGTGTGCCTTTTGGGCGTTGAGGGCTTCCAGCGCGGGGGCGAGCAGCTTGGTGTCGCGCGCGCCGCGTCGGGTCTTGGGTGTCTCGGCTTCGTCGGCGGCTTGGGTCATTGCCCGGCTGATGCGGACGATGCCGCGCAGCCAGTCTATGTCTCCCCATTTGAGGGCGACCAGCTCGGAGGTGCGCAGGCCGGTCCAGAATGCGAACTGGATGAGGTTGCGGTGTTGCGGATCTCGGCAGGCGTCCAGGATGGCGGTCTGCTCTTCGGCGCTGAATGGGTCGATTTCGTCTTTGGGCTTGGGCGCTTCCTTGCGTTCGTACTTCCAGCCGTAGAGCGGGTTGGATTCGATCAGCTCGTCGGTCAGCGCATCCTGCAGCGCAATGCGCAGGACGCTTTGCACGTTGGCCAGCCGCTTGTTGCCGCATGTTTGTTTGTCGCACCAGTCGCGCAGCATGGGGCGCTTGAAGTCTGAAAGGTTGGTGCGGCCGAACTCTGGCGTGAGGGTGTTCTCGACGATCTTGCGGTAGTCATCATAGGTACTGCTCTTGAGGTGTTTCTTCTGGCGCGCCAGCCATGTCTCCAGCCAGTCTTCCAGCTTGTAGCCTTCGCCTTTGTAGGTGGCGAACAGCAGGCGGTTGGGTGAGTTGGGGAAGGTGGTGTTGTAGTCGAACGTGCCGCGCTCGATCGCATCCAGGATGGCCGCGCGGTGCTGCTCGGCGCGCTTCAGGTTAGCGGGGGTGGGCTGCAGCTTGATGCGCTCGCGGCAGCGAATGGTCTTGTAGACGAAGTCGATCTGGATCGTTGTTTCCGAGACGGCTCGCACGCCAGTCCGTTTCTGTTTATCACCCATTCCTCATACCCTTCCATGTCTATCACGCGGTGCCCATCCGGCGCGCGGCGCCATACTACCCCCTCAAGCCATTCCCCGGTCGAGATCTTGCCGTTCACGGCGTCTTTGCTGTAGCCCGTGTCGGTGCAGAATTTTGAGATGAGGACGAAGCGGGCCATGGTTATGCCTTGTTTGTTACTTCCAGCTTACGGAAGTGCAGCGCCATGCCCAGGTAGAGCACGTTCGCGGTCACTACAAACAGCCCTCCGTAGAAGCTGAGCGGTTGGTTCAGCGCGGGGTAGTAGATGAGGTTCCAGCAGCCCCATAGCATGAAGAACCCCACACTCACCAGCGAGATCCCGCGCACTGCCTTGTGGGCCTTGAGCACGCGGCAATGGTTCAGCACAAACAGCCCGGCAGACAGCTCGAACAAGCCGTTGATCGCGTCCATGGTGATGAGCGCGAGCAGGCTGGCCAGCAGGGTATGGATGGAGGTGATGATGTCGAGGGGGATCATTCTGCCACCTCGGTCTCATTCACTGCCAGATCGATTGCGGCGCGCAACGAAGGCATCGAATCCAATCCTTCCGGCAACTCGAACGAGATCTCCGCCTTCGAATAATCCAGACTCCAGTTGATATCGCCTTCAGATTGAAGCCAATCCAACCGTTCCGCATCGCGCTGCAGCTCAGTGTTGCTATCGGTCAGCTTGCGTGCGATGTCATAGATGGTCGGGAACAGCTCGTACATCTTGATCTGGAACTGCTGGAACTCGCGCGATTTGACACCGTTGGCTCGAGCTGCATCGTGGAGCTTTTTGAGGTTGTCCATGTTCAGGCTCATAGCCCAGCTCCCAACTCTTTCCAGCACAGCAAGAATTCCCGCTCCGCCTTCTCCGGATGCCATGGGTTGATGACTTCCGGCAGCGGCTCGATGCCCTTGATCAACGTCCATTCGTCGTCGTGCTGCGGCATAAGGTCGCGCTGTTCGGTGGCCAGCATCACCAAGTCGGCGTGCTTCACGATCTTGGGCAGTGGATTAGGGACTAGGAAGGCGGCGAACAACGCAGCCTCCACGCGACGCTCGATCACCTTGTAATCCGGCAGCAGCTGCTTGAGCGGTCGGGTGATGTCGCCCAGGTAGGCCTCTGTTGCGTCGTGCAGCAGGCCGGCTATTCCCACGTCTGGTATTTCAGATACATGAGTGGCTTGAGACAATGCCACTCGACTAACCAGCACAGAGTGCTGCGCCACACTGTAGAACTCGCGGGTATGGCCAGCAAAGCGGCAGACGTTGCTCAGCGCATGCGCGATGTCGCGGATGTTGTAGTCGTTCAACTCAGGGTTGAGGAAATCGAAATAGCGCCCGCTGTAGGTGAGGATGTCGGGGCGGATGTGGATGGGGGAGTTCATGCCGCACCGCCTTCCGCACTCTCTTTGTGCGCCTTCTTTGGCATCGGCGTCGGGAACGGCCACTCAGCAGCCTTGCGCACCGGAGCTGCCTTGGCCGCTGGCGCCTCCACCTGTTCTGCCTTCTTCGGCTTGGTCTTCTCGGCCTTCTTCTCCGCTGCAATCTTGGCTTTGTGTTCGGCTGCCGCTTCCTTGCGCATGCCGTCGGCATCGATGTCGAGTTCCTTGGCCAGCGCCAGCATGGTGGTGGCTTGGATGGCGTGGTAGTTCGTGCTGATCTCGCCCAGGAGCAGCGTCAGCTCGATGATGAGCATGAGGTGCTGTGCGGGGGTGAGGTTGGGCAGGTTCTCTTGGAACTCGGCGATGTGTGATTGCCAGTCGATCTCTTCACCGTCCTTTGCTTCTGGCAGGGTGGTGAACTTGCGCATCAGGACCAGCATGTCTTCGTCGTCGAAGTACATATCGCTCATCATCTCAACTGCCACCATGCGGTACAGCACCGGGAAGGTGCCCGAGTTGGGGTCCATCATGTCGGTCTCGATCCGGGTGTGCAGGGTGTCGAAGAGGCGGCCTCGGAAGGTGTTCTCGATGGCGAGGTCCTGCTTTTGCTTCTCGCGATCCTTGGCGTATTTGTCGTTGGGGTGCTGGCTGGCGGCGGTATTGCTTTCTGCCTTGCCTTTAAGGGTGATCTCGAATCCGGCCTCGCGCAGGGCTTTGGTGGCCGCTTCGATGTTGACGGTCTCGATCATGGTGTCGGCGCGGTGTGGGTGTTCGACGATGGTCTTGCCGATGACCGCCTTGCCTGTGTCCTTGGCGGGGGTGAGCAGCTTGGCTTCCTTGAGGATCTGGCCGAAGGTGCGATTCTTTTCGTCGCCGGGCACTTTGGAATCCAAGGTGATCAGGCCGTGGTCTTGCAGGTGTTCTTCCGGCGTCTTCATGTAGTTGGGGATGAGCTTCTTGGCGTCCTTGCCGAGCAGCAGCTTGTTGCCTTTTTCTTCCGCCGCTTTTTGCAGCGCAAGCACATGGGCGGTCTTTTTCAGGGCGTGGCAGACGGGGTCGGTGCAGACGTCTTTACTGCCCACGTCGTCGAAGAGTTCGGGCTGGTTGCCGGTGCGCTTGGTGCAGTCTGTGCAGCTACCGCTCTTCGGTACCAGCGCGGCGTCTTTGATGTCGAACGGTGCATCGGAGAGGTCGAGCATGTAGCGGTCTTGCAGGATCTCGCGCGCTTTGCGGTAGGAGATGAGCTTGTCGCCCTTGCATCGCATGGGCATATGTTCAGATTCTTCCTTGCGCGTCACTTCCTTGAGCGCTTCGATCTGCAGTTTGTGCACGGGGATGCGGGCGATCAGCAGGGCGGTGGAGGCATCCAGCTCGCCTGCATAGCAGGCGTCTCGCGCTTCGGCGCATAGGTCGAGCAGCTTGAGGCGGGCGTAGACATAGGCGCGGCTCTTGCCGATCTCGGCGGCGATGGTCTCGGCTGTGTAGGGTTGTCCGCTGCGGTCTTTTTCTTTCAACAGGCGTTCGTATCCTTCGGCCTCTTCGAGCTCGTGCAGGTCGTCGCGCTGCAGGTTCTCGATCACCTGGGCGTGGAGCACTTCGGTGTCGGTGAGGTTGCGGATCATGACGGGGATGTTGGTCTCGCCAGCCAGTTTGCTGGCGCGGTAGCGGCGCTCTCCGGCGATGATCTCGATGCGGCGGGGCTTGCCTTCAACATGCGCCAGCTCGCGGCCCAGCAGCGGCTGCAGCACGCCGTGCGCTTTGATGGAGTTGGCCAACTCTTGCAGCCTGGCGTCGTCAAAGCGCTTGCGTGGGTTGGTGGCGGATGCCTGCAGCTGGTCGATGTGCAGGTAGAGGATCTGGTCTGGTGCGTTCATGGTGGTCTCCTTATTGAGTGGCGAGTTGTTTCAGATGGTCGGCAAGGCGGTGCAGTTTGCGCGACATGGGTGTGGCGGTTTCCAGCAGGTCTTTCGTGATCTCTTGCACCAGCGGGTGCTTGGTGTCGTGCAGTGCGCGCAGGTGTTTGATCAGGAGCGCGGCTTGTTCGGCGGCGCTGGTGGCGGCGGCTTGGTCTGCACTGGGTTGGTGCGCGGTTTCGCTTAGCGGGATTTTCTTGCCGGATTGTTTCGCTTTGTTCGGCTCGGGTGTGGCCGGCGTCTCTGCTTCTGGCGCGGCGCCTTTGGCGTAATACTTCAGCTCGAAGCGCTCGCCGGTGGATTCGATCTGTTTGCGCGTGCCAAGGTTGCCAAGGGCGCTGTTGGCTTTGGCGCGGTCGGCGCCGACGATGTGGGTGACGGCCCAGTTGATGAGATGGGCGCGATCTTTGCCGGGGTGTTTGGTGATGTAGTCGAGCAGGGTGGTGGCGATCGATCCTGGCTTGGATTTTCTGGGCATGGGGGTGTACTCCGTTCGGGTGGATTTGGCCGGCGCAGCAGCAGGCGGTGCAGACGCCTGTACCTTGAGGGCGCTGGCCGGCAGGGTGGTGATGCGGGAGGCGAGGAATTGGTTCTGCAGCCGGTTGCCTGCGTTTTCGATCTCCCAGTAGGCGACGTATTGCTTCCCGTCTTTGTATCCGGAGACGCGCTGTATTGCGCTGCAGGCATAGAGCTGATCAAGCAGGCCATAGAGCTGCTGCATGTCGTCCACCAGCGGCGCGGCGATCTTGCGCAGCGTATCCAGCAGCACGGGATGCTTGGGGGTGGTGCCGGTGAGGGCTTTGGTGATCTTGGTGTGTAGGTTCATGCGGCTCTCCTTGTTTCTGCCCGCACCTGGGCGAGGTGGTGCATGGCGTTGCGGATGTCGAGGCCGTTGAGGTGTGGCAGGGCTTCTTCGGCTTTGTTGGCGGCGGCGGTGACGCTGGCCAGCTCGATGGGGGTGAGCTTCCAGATGCCGGTACCGTCGCCGCGCTGGGCGCATTCGTTCATGGTGCGCATGCCGCTTTCGATGACGATGAGAACGGCGGGGTCTTTGGGTGGTTTGAACTGCAGCGCGCCCCAGACGACGTTGAGCGCCGCGCCGATCTTGTCGAAGGATTCGGTGGTGAAGTGCCCCAGCTCGGCAGCCATGAGCGGAAAGTGCAGATCCTGCGCGTAGCTGTCCACGACGCCGCGCGTGATGGGGACGCGGACGAGACGGGGGCGGTAGGGTTTGCGGCGGCTCATGCTTGTCTCCTGAATGTCTGGGTGAGTTCTTTGTTGATGCAGTGCCCGCGATACCTGAGCACGTTGGCGAGCTGTGCGCGGTCTTGGTGGCTGTGGCTGGCTTGGCGCAGCAGGCCGAAGTAGCTGTTGGCGGTCTCGAAAAGTTCGCCGGCCGGGATCTGCTTGGTGCGGCTGATGGCTTCGTTGAAGGTGCGCCGGCGGGTTGTTCTGTGCCATGGCTTGATCACTTGGCCAACGAAGTCCACGCCGCGCGCGATCGGCTGCAGGATGGTCTTCGTTGGGTTGAGTTGCAGGCCGAGGTGTTGCGGCAGCCATGCATCGATGTCGGCATGGGCGGCGTTGAGCCATTGCGGGGATTTGTGCAGCAGCACCATGTCGTCGACGTAGCGCACATAGTGGCAGCAGCACAGGTGGTGCTTGATGTGCTGGTCCAGTGCGTCCAGCAGGACGTTGGCGAAGAACTGGCTGCTTAGGTTGCCGATGGGCAGGCCGAGGTGCGCGGGCTGGCTGGTGAGGCGTTTGTGCGCCGGCACGCGGGCGAGCAGATCCGCATCGCCGCGCAGTTCGAAGTCTTGGCGCGGGTCGTGGAACAGCACTTGCTCGGCCAGCTGCAGCCACCAGCCGCCCACGCGCTTGGCCAGCAGCGCGCGCACGACGTGCTTATCGATGCTGACGAAGAAGTTGGCGAGGTCCAGCTTGAGGTAGTGGGCTGGGCGGCTCCAGTTCTGGGTGATGCTGCGAATCTTCGATTCCAACCGCTTAGCGCCATAGAGCGTTCCGCGCCCTGGGATGCAGGCGCAGCTGTCGGCGATGAACCCGGCATAGAATCTCGGCGAGATGCGGTTGTAGAGCAGGTGATGCACGATGCGGTCGGGGAACTCTGCGGCCCATACTTCGCGCGGCTTGGGTCTGGTGATGACGAAGCAGATGCTCTTGCCGGGCTTGTACGTGCCGCTGCGCAGGTCTTCGTCCAGTTGGCATAGGTTGGTCTCAAGCCCCGCCTCGAAGGCCAGCGCGGAGGCTGTGTTGCGTTTGTTGCGGCGGCAGTCGAGGTAGGCTTGCACCAATTCCTCGAAAGAAAAATCAGCATGGCCGGATGGTTGTTCATCTGCGGACGGCGCGCACGCGGAGCTCAGAGCTCTTGTTGTTGTTGTTCTGATTGCCGTTTTTGAAATTCTGATACCAGGCGTTGTTTGAGTTGCCCGCGTGCTGCGTATATTCGCACTATCTACGCCGCCCTGCCGATCACTCAGCGGGGTAGCTGCACCAGACGCGGCACGGGCTGCTAACCCGTCGGTATCTGCGGTGTGCATGTCGGTGGCCGGATTTCCAGTCCGTTTGGCCAGCGGTGCGACCAGATCAACTTTTCGCACGGTCTTCATGGCCTTGACCTTGAAGAAGCAGGCGAGTTTGCCCAATTGCGCCATCCGTTTGCTTGCTTGCCGATGCTGTTGGTGAGCTTGATCGCGTTCGCGTAGTGCGAGGTGGCGATCAGCCGCTTGTCCCTGCTGAAACGCAGCATCAGTTCGATCACTTGGAGTCGTTCGATCAGCGAGAGCAGGCGCGGCTCTTTGTCGCTGGCCGTGTTGGCTCGAAAGATCAGCACGATGATCGCGAGACATTCGTCCCGAAGTTTGCTACCCATCGGGATCTTGAATTCTCGCGGCATCTGCTTGACGAGACCCATCACAACATCGAACAGGTCGTATGCTGTTTTGTGGATGCTCAGATCTGAGGAAAGCGCCATGCTGAATAAACCTAATAGTTAAATGACTGAATCACTGAATTCTCTGCGGACGGCGCGCACGCGGAGCTCAGAGCTCTTGTTGTTGTTGTACTGATTGCCGTAGTCGAAATACTGATACCAGGCGTTGTACGAGATGCCCGCGTGCTGCGTATTGCTCCAGTAGGCTTCTTTCTTGAATTCCTCCGGCATGTGGGCAAGAGCCATGGCTTGCTCGATGCGGTCTAGCAGATCGCCGCCACGGTCTTTTGCCCATGCCATACCGTCATTCCAGTCCTTCTCTTCATCGCCTGGCAGCAGGAAGCTGTGGCGCACGCGGCCGCTCGGCTCGATGATGCTGCCGAGGTAGCGCTCGCCATGCCTTGCCGCTGGGATGGCGAATGATTGTTTGCTGGGCTGGCCGAGGTGTCGCTCGAACCACGCGCGGAAGAGTGCAGACGTTTCGACGGTGAGTTCTGCGCCGCCGATGTTGAGCGTTGTCGTTTCGGACATCGTGATCTCCTAATGGATGAATGACTGAATGGTTAAATAGGCTGACTGCGGACGGCGCGCACGCGGAGCTCAGAGCTCTTGCTGCTGTTGAACTGATCGCCGTCGTTGAAATACTGATACCAGGCGTTGTATGAGTTGCCCGCGTGCTGCGTGCTGGACCAGTAGGCAGCCTCTTCGAATGCTTCTTCGCCGCCAGCTTTGAAGGCTTCCAGTGTGGTCTGCACAGGGAATTCTGGCGTGTAGGGATAGGTAGCCGGCGCGGCGCTCAGGTTGATGCCGGAGCGGGCATAGCACCAGTTCTGCTCGGTGGTGGGCTTGAAGGCGCGGTAGCACATCTCCAGTTCGTCCTGCGAGGGGATGTAGAAGTCCTTCAGGCCGTCGATCTCCAGCGTCTGTACTTGCTTTGCCATCTCGCTGCCCGCATCGGCCATCGCCTGAGTGTTGGCTGCGCCGTCGTTGTAGGACTTTGCGCCGGGCACGTCGGGTTTGTCTTCGTGCCAGACACCTTCCATATCTCCGAGCTTTTTGGGCGATACGATGACGGCGCGGCGCTGACCGTTGAGCAGGATAGTGCCGGCGAAAAATCCGCCCGGCATTGGGGTGCCAATAGCGGGCAGGGTGTTTTGTGTGATTGCGTTCATGCTTGTCTCCTTTGGTTGATATTCACTGCCACTTTGGTTTCCTTCTTACTTCCAATCTCCCGCACCCGCCCAGCTCGATGATGTCCGTCCTGGTGCAGCTGCCAAAAACGCCCGGTTCCCACCACTCCAGCCGCTGTTCTGATTCTTGTGCAGTGAGGGGCATCAACATCAGGAGCAGGGCGGCGAGGCGTTTCATTCGATGGTGCGCTCGGCCTTCTGCCAGCTCTCGCGGATGCCCTGCCCGAGGCTGCGGTAAAAGGCAAAGTCGGCGATGCGCTTGCGCAGCTTGGCCAGCCAGCTTTGGCGGTGTCGCTTGCGGCGGGGGAGTAGCAGGGCGGCGTTCATGCGGCCTCCGCTTCTGTGAGCGCGCAGCCCGGCTTGCATGTGATGGCGCAGGGGCCACTGGCAGCCGGCAGGATGTTCATCGCAATGCGGATCGCTTGCGATGGGTTGGCGGCGATGACGGTATGCGTCTTGTGTAGGTCGGCGCTGATGAGGGTGACTTCGAATGGGAGGAGGGTGGTCATGCCATCGCTCCCTCAACAGCCGCCCAGCCCGGCCACGCGTTCACTTCTCCGCCGCAGCAGCACGATCCGGCGGAGAGGGCGATCTGCAGGTCGGTGGCTTCGTCTTCGGGTGCATAGAGTTTGTGCGCACGGTCGCCAGCGAGGCGGTGGGCGATGTCGTGCAGGGCGTCCAGATAGGTCTGTGCGGTCTTCGCCTTGACTGGGTCGGCTGCATTCTTCATGTAGTCCAGCGCAGAGGTGATGTCGGCGATCTGCACGGCGTAGCTAAAATTGAGCGCGCGTAGGTTATCGATGTGGCTATGGGTGTTGTGGGTGGCGGTCATGCTGCCCTCCGTTGTTTGAATCCGTTGCGCATGGTCAGCTCTACGCCGGCGCGCAGCTGCTTGTTGCATGCAGGGCAGGTGAACATCGAGCCGATGCTTCCGTCAGGGTGTGTGAAGTCGTGCGGGAATGGCGCTTCAGACCAGCCGTTCGCCATGTAAATCAGATCAGGTTCGCCGTCGCGGTCTACCTTCGCCGGTCTGCTGCGCCCACCGCAACAGCAGCAGACGGCAGAGGATTTGCCGTTGACTGGCGGTGTGTGGTTGATGGCGTCGTTCATGCTGTCTCCCGTTCTGTTAATTGCTGGGCGTGCAGACGTGTGCACGGTGTTTGGTGCTTGCGCTGCGCGATAGCCTGCACGGTGAGCTGGTGGCTCAGCAGCGGGTCGCTCAGCGCGCGCAGCAGCGTGTATCCGATCTTGTGCAACTGCGCCTTGCGATAGGCCAGCCACAGCTCGTCTGCCGTGGGCGGGTCTTGCGGTGTGCGTGGTGCGGTGATGGTCGCCATCGTTGCCTCCGTTCCTGACTCGCTGGGTGCGAGTCGGAGAAAGTATAGAATGGCTAAACTGTAAATGTCAAGCAGCACTAAACTTGTGGCACAATAAAAACCGCAGGGGCTTCCTGCGGTTCAATTTGGAGGTGTGAGATGAGTGAAGAGATTGCTAAGCAGATTATCGAGATCGAGTTCCTGGATGGCGAGATCAGGCAGGTGGAAGAAACAACATTTTCTCGGGCATTGGTAGCGGCGGCGCAGATGCGCTTGCTTGAAGGGGCGGATAGTCACAAGCAGCTCACGCCGATCCCGCGCACCTATCGGATGCTCGGGTGGCGCTACTACAATCTGGAAGGTGCGTTACTGCGCGAGGAATTGCGCTGCTGATTCGCGGCTGGCGTAATAGGCATCAATGCGCACCTCAACCAAGTCGCCAGTGGTGAGGTTGCGCAGCATCGTTTCACCGTGGTCATCCAGCGTTCCAGACACTTCGTCGTTAATGTTCAGTTCGCCGTCGATCAGGTCAGCAACGGTAAATCCATCGTCCGTCTGGATGGCGTAACGCTGGCGGCGATGGTTGGCGGCCCTGACGATTCCGTTCATGACGGGCTGTGCTGGCACTTCGGGCAGATCAGCACGTTCTTCTTGCTGCGGCCGAAGTGGTCGATCATGAAGGCCAGCCCGATCACGATTAGCGCGGCCAGCCAGTTGACCAGGAAGAGGCCAAGCCCAACAAGGAACATCGGGATCGTCAGCAGCGAGACGATGCTGAACGAGTTTGGCTTTTTCTCGACGATGTAATGCGTGCCGCATTTGATGCAGGCATTGGGGTCGGCGGCATGTGTTTGTTCTGGCGCGTTGCCAGTCGGTGCGCCACAGTGTGGGCAGGTGGCGGCTTTGTCGCTAATGTCTTTATTGCATTCTTCGCAGTTTACAAGTGCCATTTGTATCTCCGTTTTGGTACGTTATTCGCAGTGCGTTTCTCCCAGCTTTTCCCATTTGTTTTTTCGTGTCAGCTTTATGATGTCGATGATGTGGACGGTTATCTTTTTGCCTTTGAATCCGCGCTCGTGCAGGACTTGGCATGCGTATTCTGCAAAGCCATCGCGGTTTCTGCCATTGTCTAGCATGCCGAGTTTGAGGGTGGTTGCTGTTGACCACATGGCATCCTTTACGGATGGCTCTTCGCTGCTGATGAAGTATGAGACGACGGCGTTGTGTGCGCTGCTATATCCTGCGCTGGCCTTTGTCGATATGGATAGTGCGGCGAATAGGGCTGTGAGAAGCAGAGTTTTTTTCATTTACTGTCCCTTTTGAGAAGTCAAAGGATGTCTGTATCTGCAGGTGGAGCACGTTACTTTGTGCCATTTCCATCTTTGCTTTCTTCAGCTGCTTTGATGAGTTCAGCATACGAAAGCCCCTCCTTGGTGAGCTTGGCCACAGCATAGATCGGTAACGACTGTGCAACCTGTCGCAACGCATCTATGTCGGGCCTAAACTCTCCATCCTCACAGTACAGCCAGTCCAGCTGGAAATATATTTTCTTCCTTAGCAGCATCATTCTCTCTACGGGCGGCACGACGATGTCGTTCTCCCATTGAGAAACCATGCCTTTCGATACGCCGCAGTATTCCCCAATTGTCTCTTGGTTTAGACGATTGGTCTCTCTTAGCTCTCGAAGTCGCTTGCCGGTACTCATTTTTTGAATATACATGGGCGCTCCATGGCGTGGGTTTAGTGTCGCTTGACACTTCAGGTTTAGCCGTATTAAACTTTGCGGCATGGAAATATCAATCGAAAAAGTAATCCAGGCGGGAGGCGGTGTTGTTGCGCTGGCCAAGAAGCTGTCGATCAGCAAGGGTGCGGTTTCGCAATGGTCTCGCGTGCCGGTTGGTCGCGTGCTCGATGTGGAGCGCATCACTGGCATATCCAGACACGAACTGCGGCCGGATTTCTACCCAAGCACCGAAAT